TGGTTAAGTTTTTACCAGTTCTCTGCATAGATGTACCAAATTTTTTGATACTTCTTTGAGCCTTTTTCATTGCTTTGTCAAAGCCTCTTAAATCAGCTCCAAATGCAATAGTTAATAATCCAACACTTTTATTTGCCATGCTCACTCATTTTTTTAATATATTCAGCTTTTGCTTTCAATTTCTCGTAATCTATTTTCTTATCCTTTTTATCCCACTCAAACTCAATCAAATCTGTTGGTTTTATTTTTTTACCTTTTGCTATTTGAATATTTAGTAACAAAGTAGTTTGCCATCTTGTCCTTTCCCACTTACTTCGTTCTCTTATATTCTCAAGCTCATAAAAGCCATCCAACTTATTCCAAAAATGTTTAGGCAAGTAATTATAAAACTCATTTACTCCCATGCCTAACTGTCCAAAAGCAATCCTCTCTAATTTTTGCCAAGTAAGAACCTCTATTTCTTCTTGGCTTTCTGCTTTTTTCCAGTATTACCCCCCATTTGTTCAGCCAATATTTCCATAGCTTTTCCAATACTATCAAAATCACCATCAATTAAATCAGCCAAATCATCAACACTTAAATCACATTCTTGCTTTGCAGCTCTATGTCCATCTTCAATGCCACAATATATTAAAGTTAATGCATCATCTAAAGTCATGTCCACACCAAGTTTATCTAAGTCTTGTAGTGATGTATTTGTTTTAGATGAATATTTTCTCAAGGCATTAAAACCAAATTTAATTGGTAATTTTTTTTTATTTATTTCTATAAAAGTATAATTCATTTTTGTTTAGTTTAGTAAGGATCAGAGCAATGGTACTAAACAAAAGTACCAAAGCTCCTTTCCTAATTTTTTAATTTATTGTCTGAGTTAATGCCCCAGTCCCTTCAATAGTAAGTGAATATGTTGCAGTGTCTTCTGTTCCACCAGTTATACTAACAGATGTAATATAACCATTTCCAGAATAACTTATGTCACTTGTTGATGTTGTATCACCAAATATAAATGATACACTTTGTCTTGCGTTTAAAACATTTGTTTCTAAAGTATCATCAACTCCATCTGTTAAAGCTACACCAGATTTATTTGTCCATGCATAAGCCCCATCAATATCAACTGAGTAATCTCTTAATCCCTCTAAAATTTCTTTGTACCCAGCACTTTCTTTGTTTGTAATTTCTCTCGGTGAATGATTAACATTCAACGTACAGTTTTGAGCAAATGCAACAAGATTAGTTGTTCCAGTGCTGTAAACTTTTATTTCAGTTCCATTTAAAATAGCCATTTTTTTTCTTTTTTATATTAATTAATTATTTTCTTCGGCAACTTTTTGTTTTGCCTTTTTTTCTTTTTTTTCTTTTAAGTAACCATTCTCTTTTAAAAAAGCAATAGTTTCTTGATTTGTTATTTTTAATATGCTACCAGCTTTATTTACTTGACCAGCATATCTCCAATCTTTATTTAATTTTATTTTCATATTATTTTCTTTTAACTTGTCGGATTAATTTGTCTAATTTCAAAATCTAAAGCCTTTCTATAAATTCCAGCATCACCACTTGTATTGTCAAAAATATCATTATAGCCTTGAAATTGACTTGATTGTATTTTAATTGTAGCATATTCTGCATCAGGAATTCTATCCATTGCAATTCTAATTTTTTTAGCTAAATCAGATGCTTGAGAATAAGTTTCACTATAACAAGAAATCATAACATCATTTGTATCTAATGTTGATGGTCCATCTTTTGTATCATTCGGCTGTACTCCAGTAACATCATAAATAATAAAAGGAAATTCAGTAGTTTGTGGAGCTACATTTGGAAATATCCTTGTATCAACCAAATTAACAATATCAGAATTATTTGATAAAATATTATATATTGCTTTTCCTATTTCCATTTAATAGCCAAATTTTCCATATTTCTGCAACTTTTTTTCATGACTTTTTATTGCTTTAGCCATAACAAACTCAGCATCACTCATTGAGTTTTGTGTTACTTTTAAATAACTACTTTTCCAAGCTGGTTTTATAAATGGCTGATCTTTTCCAAATCCTCTACCTCCAAATTTAACTTCACCACCATATTCAATCCAAGCCCCATAATAACCACTCTTTCCTTTTTTATCACTAAATCTTCCTTTTGTTCTTGGTCCAACAAAACCACCTAAGTATTTCCTACTTGCTCTTGTTGTAAAATATCCAATACTCTTTTTTAATTGTTCAGTTCTTTTTACATCTTTTTGATTCTGTTGTCCAGTCAACCCATTAAGATTTGATTTTGCACCTTCAATAAAAGGCTTACTGTTTTTTCTCCAAAACTTTTGCCAAATAGAATTTTTCTTAACTTGTTTAGGTAATTGCATAAACAAATCATTTAATTCTTTTGTTCCTAAAACTGTTATGTTTGACTTAGCCATTAATCTTTATTCTCACAAATTATTTCTAAAAAAGCATCTCTTCCATCAATTTGATTTATAACTTTTGGAAAATATTCTTTACCATCATAATCAATTCTTGATTGTAAATTTAAACTTCCCATGTCTAAATTTCTAATATAAACATGGAGCTTTGTCATTCCAGTTATTTTTTCACTTTGATCTGTTCCTTCACTTCCACCCTTCCATTCTATTGCAGCCCAAACTGTTCTAAATATACTATATGTTCTTGTAGCCTCACCATAATTATTAGTAGTTATGCTTACAGAATAAATTCTTACTCTTCTATCAAGTTCCCCTATTGTCATCCTACTATCTGAACTTTATATGTATCTAATAACCATTTAACATTCATTGGTAATTCAGTTGCCGTTTTACCAGTAATAACACTTGCTCTATTTTGATAAAAATTTCCAATTGTCAAAAGAATAGCTTGTTTTATAATCTCTGGCACATCACTTGCAGCTGCTCCATAACCAACAGTGTATCTTGCAACAACAGCATCATTTCTTTTTGTTATACTTGGAAAACTCTGCCCATCAGCTAATTGTATTTGTGATGGCTCATAATTTAATAAAGCATTATATATTGTTGGGTTTAATGTTTGCAAAGAATTATCATTATCATAATATCTAACAGTAACAACAGAACTTACTTTGCTTTTAAATAAAGTTTGTAAGTCAGCAAAACTACTACAAGTTTGTTCAATAACAGTATCAATAAAAAATCTATTTGTGTACTCTTCACTTAATTGTGTTGCTGCTTTTATAATAGATTCAATATAAGTATCATCAGCAGTTGTATCAACTTTTAAATGAGATTTAGCCTCTGTTAAAGAAACTGGGTAAGTAGATGCTGGGGTAATTACTTGATATGTTTTCATATTATTTAGTTATAAAAAAAGGAGTGATGGTAATTCCACCACCCCTTTTCATAAATTAATTATTATCTACTATGCTTCCAAGTTTTTGTGGAATGTAGTTGCTTGAACAGCACCAGCATCAACAAGTGATGTTAATACATAACGAGGCTCACCAGTTCCAGCACCAGAGTAAATATCATATATAACATCTAAACCACCAAACTGAGCAATGTGAACTTTAGAAAAATCTCCAAATAAAGCAGCAGTTTTTGAAGCAGTTCCACCAGAGTTTAAGTTTGATGTAATAAATGAGAAATATCCATTTAATCTTTTGTCAGCATTATCATATAATGCAGAAACACCAGTAACTTGAGCTAATGATTTAATGTCAGCATATGCAGCTGGATTTAGAATATATGCCATTCTTGATCCTTCTAAATTTACATCAGCAGCTAAAGTATCTGTCTCCATTTTTTCAACATTAGCAACAGAAATTTGAGATGTTGCAGAAGATGTTGCATCATCAAATAAAGATAATGGAGCATTACCCACATCACTATTTGCTAAGAATGCAGATTCCATTGTCGAAGCAACTGATTGAGCCATGTTTCTTCTTAATGCAGCCTCAATAGATGCATTTTGAGTTACAGCCTCAGCAGATACGTTAACAATAGAAATACATTTCTTTGGACTTAAAGTCAAAGATGTTGCAGTTCCATTTGCAGCTGGAGCAGTTCCTCCAGTTTCAGCAACGAATCCAGAATTAATTGATGAAAATACTGGGAATTTCATGTTGTTAACTCCAGAGTAAAAATTAGCTCCAGCAGATGCCATTACTAAGTTTGCTTCTAATTGATCAGTCCATGCCATAACTTGAGTTGCATTACCAGCAGCAGTTCCAACAGCAGCTCTTGTTAATATGCTTGAAGGAATACCAATTCCCTTGTAAGATTGTCCAGTGTATCTTGACTCATTTCTTGCTTCTTGGTCCATTTCTTTTACAAGCCCTTCAATTCTACCAGTTGCAGCTTGTGACAAAGCATCTTGAAAAGAATAATCTCTTATTTCTTTTTCTTCTTTTGTGCTTGTAACTCCAGAAATAACAGCAGCATTTCTTTTTATTGTTTCCATTTTTTCAGCTCTTTCTATTTTAGCATCTAAATTGTCAACTTCTGTTAACAGTCCATCTACTTGATTATTTTCCTCAGAAGATAAATCTCTTTCCTCAGTTGTAGCAACATCTTTAATGCTTTCCAACTGAGAAATAATATCAGATCTTTCCTCTTTTAATACGATTGATGTTTTCATTTTTTAATTATTTTAATTTATTTTCTCTTTTTTAATTCAATATTTAATGAGATAAGAGAGCCTCTCACTAAATTGTTTTCTTTTTCTTTTATTATTTCTTCTTTAGTTTCCTCAACTAAACTTTCTTGATATTCTTTTAATCCTCTTTTAGCAACTACTAAATCACTTTCAGCCATGTTGTAAGCTGGGTAAGTTACTGGAGAAACATCATAAAGCCTATCTATTTTTTTTATTGTTCTAATGTTGTTTCCTTCATCATCAGTTGACCATTCATCTTCTGCAACAGTAAATGCAAAAGAGCTTTGTGTAATATCACCTCGCTTCATTGAAATAGCTAAATCTTTTCCATAAGATGTTTCTGGCATTTCAAATTCATACTTTAACCCTCTTTCATCAGCTGATAATTTTAATGTTCCAGATGTGCTTCTTGCGAGAATAAGATTTGGATCATGATTTATTAAACTACGAACATCAGAAGAGTTAATTAAATCTTCATTAAACACTCCTCTTTCCACAAACTCATAGAATCCACCAAGATTATTTGATCTTGAATCATAAACACTTGCATATCCAACAACAACATCTTTTCCATCATCTGTTGAATCAACTCTTGTTTCTACGTTAAAAATTCTTTTTTCCATATTATTATTATTTATATTTCTTACTCCTTTTTCTTCTTCTTCAATTATTTCTTTTCTTTTTCTTTCACTAAATTTTACAGCTGGATTCCCCCCCCACAAAGCCCAAGATATTCTACCAGCACTTGGAAAACCATCTTCATCTGGAGTAAACCCTTCACCTTGTTTATCTACTTCATGCCTTTTTAAATAGCTAAACATTCTTGTTACTCTATCTGGAGTTAATGAATTATCAATTATCATATTGGCTGTTTTTAATCCCACATCTGTTCCACCTCTTCCAAATTCAGCCCTCCATTCTTTTCCTTTCTTTGCCTCAGCAACCATGCCTTGTGTTGGCGTTAAATCTATGTCTGACAATGCTCTGTAATTACTATTGTCATCATCAGCTTGTTTTTTAGAATCATATTTACAAGCTCCAGTTTCACCCCACTTCCATTTGCCATTAGCACATTTAAGAGATGGCATCTTCTCCAATTTTATCTATTGTAGTCATGTTCATTTGCATAAAATGTTTATCACCACCCTCAA